GGTAGTTAGTGTTATATTTGGAGTTCCTGGATGAGCGAATGATGTTCCAGATGTGTTTTGATATGTAGACGTAACTTCTGCTCCAGGAGTCGTAACATTACTTGCATTCTTATAAGTGTAATCTGCATCGCCTGGGATTATTAAGTCAATCGCAGTTAAGTGATATTCGTCTGGACCAACCCACAATGCTTCTCCTGAAGTAGCATCAATCACATAGGATGACAGTGGGTTTACAGTAGAAGTCAATGTTCGCACTGGTGTTCCTGGCAATGCTGTGAAGTTACCATTTGGTATTGTTGTCCAGTCCCATTTGGTGGTTACAGCAACATCAGTATATAGGTCATAATAATCAGTTAGTGTTGCATGTGCTTTCATATATATGTTAATGTTATTTCTTTTAATATAATTCAACATCGCGTCAGCACCACGACGACATCTACCAACGATAGGTGGCATCAGCCCTTCAACTTCATAGAAAGTTCCACGATCAACATCGTTTATTAACCTTGGACCACTGGGATAATTTGTATTCAGTCTGTATATTTCAGTGACAGTTAATGCAGTTGTATCATATTCGTATATTATTTTGTCGTAACCAGCAAATACTGCAAATTGGTGTGTAATACTTGTAGCAGCACACAGTGGCGCCCATTGCAAGTTTGTAGTAACACCTGTATCAACTGTTGCTAATAAATTAATTGCACTATTTGTCATTTCATAATAATTAACAATTCCAGAGTTTTGGTCAGACCCAATAATATAACCCCATTTATCATTAATAGTGAACACAGTGTTAACTTTATCAATAATATACGATTGGTAGTTACCAGAATAATTATATAACACCAATTTATCGGTGACAGTGCCACCGTCGGCAGTATATATCACTTTACTAGCATCAGAGTTGACCCAAAGGTAATTACCATCTGACAAATAAGTTGATGTGATTGTCTTGGATGTCGTTATGTCAGTGCTTATAACATATTCTTTCATAGTGCCAGATTGAATACTCATCACTTTAGTGCCGTCACCATCCATTTTTGCCAAAGAGTCAAGACCAGCATTAGTTCTTCTAATAATAGTCCAACCATCAGAACCAGGTGTAGAGTTTTGTATGAATATATCCACTCCCAAAGCATTGGTGCTGCTGTTATCCCTCAATCTAATTGTATTTCCATCATCACTTATATCAACACCAGTCCAAACAGTAGTTTCATTTGGAAGTGTAATAGTAGCAATATAAAGATCCAGATGGTCTTCCCCAATCGGGTCATAATACATATCAACTAATACTATTTCTGTGTCAGCACCTACGTGATTATACCCAATACGGATGCTACCACCGTCATCCTTAAAGAATGCCTTCTCATTTGACATTGAAGTAGAAGTTTGCGATAAGAATATTTCTCTGTCACCAATAGTTGGTATCAACATTTCTGATCCTTCAATAATTGGTTGAGTGTCTGTCAATTTAAGAGATAAATTATTGCTGTGAGTTGCAAATGCTCCAATACTAGACGTAAACGCATTAGATGCTTGAAGAAAGTTAGTTCCAGCAGCATCATAACTAAGATTAAATGAGTAAGTAGACGCATTTTGAACATACATATACGTGGAATTCAGCGCAGGACCACTAACGGCTCCATCAAAGTTGCTCAACAACACCAACAGTCCATTGGTTAACTCTTGAGGAACACTAGTAGACATAACAACAGGAGAGCTCAATGGTGCAGAAATAGAAGTGATGATTTCAGATATCTGAATCGGAACAGTTGTCACAGAGCCAGTCAATAATGGATAGAGATACATATCATGTATTGATACATGCTGATACTCTCCTCTATCCATATAATAGTCGTTAAACTTTGAGATGTTACTCATTAAGTCACTTACTGTATCAACTGGCGCAGTTCCAGCCCACGACAGATAGTTGCCATCTTTCAGGTCTTGTATTCTTTTTTGGAATCCATCAGAAGCATCACCTACATACAATGGGTCTATGTATGAGGTGGCTGCGTTGTTTGGGTATGTAAAGATTGCTTTCATTTAATTATATATTCCTTGCTTTCCGCGTCTTGAGTAAGCATTATGAATAATACCTTCAACTTCGCGCTTATGATCTATTAGGAACTGAGTTCCCGATTGTGTGTCTATTGCATTGATATTTATCGTTACATTTTGACCACCACCAGAATTCATCTCACCATTCAATGGTGTAACATTGGCTGGTCCTGTAATCAACTCTGCACCCGCTTCACCTGCAATACCGACTTGACCATTTCCAAGGTATCCACCGTTTGCGAACGTAGGTAATACACTCATAACAAAGTCACCTAGAGGACTTCCTCCAAATGCTGAACCTAACATGCTACCTAGACCATTGATCAATGGTGCAACAAGCATCTGATTAATGAGGTTAGATATCAATTGATCTACCCAACTATCTAAGAAATCACCGAATGAACGGAACAATCCTTTACCAGCCATTATGCCCTTTGTCACACTATCAGACATACTTTCTGACATATCTGCCCAGTAATCGCTTACAGTATATGCGGTTTCTAACGCTTCGTTACGCATATCACCATATAACTTATAACCGGCAATTATCTTCTTCTGATATTCGTCTGCTGACTTCATGGCTAATGCATCTGCATCTTGACGAGCATAACCATATTCTCTATATGCTTGCGTAGTATTTTCTAATGTTCGTGCATCGTCAGCATCAGTGACACCTTGTGAACGTAAAGAACCAAGATCAATATACGCTTTCGTGAGTTTTGCCAGTTCAGCGCGTTTCGCCATCATTGCGACTATTTCTTCTTGCGCTGCGACTTGACCTATACCATATAATGAGTATTGTTTGTTTAGGTTGTGCACCTTATTGGCGTGGTTGATCTTTTCAATTCTTGCATTATCATCTGCGATGTTTCGCAACTGACCATACATATCATATTGTTTTCTCAGCGCGAGTTCCTGTGGCGAGGATGAATCTTGCAATGTATTAGATTGAAGCGCGTTTTGTATTTTATTGAGTTGTCTGACAGATTCTTCTGCTTGTGCTAATTTCGCTTCTATTGCAGTGGTGTCAATACCAGCAGCAGACAGTTTAAGATACTGTTTACCTAATGCAGAAACCAATAGTTGCTGTCTTAATAATAAATCGTTTCGCTCAATAATGGATTTTTGTTCTTTTTCACCAGCAGTTGATGCGAAATATGCATTAATACCTTCCAATTCTTCTTTGTATGATATTAAAGCAGTCGTAGCCGCATCTGTTAAACCTGCTTGATCGTCAATATTTCCGTTCGCTTCTGCAAGTCTCACACTGTATTGGGATAATATAACTGTAGCGACTCTTAAAGATTCTTCGTATAACCAGGTCGCTCCTGTTGATTCACCTACAGCAACGGCAAACCTATCAAACGCGTCACCGAACGCAGTTTCTAATTGCCCAATGGTTGTTTGCATTTTATTGAAAGACTCGGTGATCTCATTTGAGTTTAATAACAATGAAGAGAATACTTCTGCTGTTAACTTACCTTGTCCTGCCAGTTCACGCAACTTGCCTACAGTCAAACCAGATTCACGCGCCATAATGGCAAGTGCTCCACCCATACCCTCTACAATAGAGTTGAATTCATCACCACGCACAGTTCCAGATGCCATCGCTTGACCAAACTGCTTAATAACACCAGCAGATGTTGACGCATCAGCGCCAGATACTTGTAATGCTTGTGATAGTTTGGTTGTTAATTTCTCTACTTTGCTGCTGCTGAATCCTAATGACTCAGTTGCTAATGTTAGATCAGAGTATAATTCTACTGTAGACTTGAAACTAGTTCTGTTGGCTGCTGCAACCTTTCTAAGTCGGTCGGTCGTATTTGCCAGATCTTCGGTGCCATTAGTGACAAGTCTTAATCTGTTCTGGAGGTTTTGATATACTCTGGTTGAGTCTATCGTTGATTTGGCTAAAGTCACAACCGCTACGCCTAGTGCAGCGACACCAGCAACGGCAAGTTTGCTTGCCATGCCCATCCCGCGTATGCTAGATGTGGTTGATTTAGTGGTTGTATCTAGGCTTTGTAATTTTCTCTCTACGTTGCTAAGAGTTCTTCCAGTTTTGTCCTGGGCTTTGATGATGATATCATAATCTGCCATGTGTTTATTTCCTTTTGGCTAATTCGGACTTGTGTTTGTAATACAAGTTCCATGAACGAAGTTCTAATGAACTAACATTATTCAACACCCACTCTACACTAGTATGCATCTGTTCCGCTATTTGATAAAGAAAGAATATCTCTTTATCTTTTATTAGTTTCCCAGTTCGTCCTCATCAACTCCCTTGTTGATGTGACTTGCTAATCGCATTAATACTTCTGGATCAACTTCGTGCATTAATGTTACTCTGTCTGCGCCTTTGAATAATTTCTTACCATCGGCATCACATGCTTTTGATATAATTGATTCAACTAATGCTTCTGCTAATTTACCTTCTGTGTGCAGTTTTAACACTTTCTGTTCATCTGCTAATGAAGTGATACCTTTAAAATAAATGGTTGTTTCCCATTCAGGCACTTCTATTGATTGTAAAATACCTGATAACTGTGCTTTGTAATGTGCTGTTGCGTTTTCTAAAATGCTCATCTTGCCTGCCTCGTTCTTTTTAATGTTGGGTTAAACATACCTTTTGGTGCTTGCTTACTATGACCATTATCCAACACTGCCGAATAAGGCACTCTGTTGGTGAACAATATGTAAGAAGATTTCTCACCTAATTGGTTGTTATAGTTCTTGACCCACCCGCGCTTTGCACGACCGGTGTCAACTGGGGTTAATTTAACTAACGACTTAAAGAAGTCGTTAATATACTTGTTAAAATCATGCCCAATCTCGGCACGCAAATCTTTCATTGTGTTTTTGCTTTGATTGGACATAGGTTACTTTACGCCTCTATACCGCGTGTTAGAACACCTGTGCCTTGGAATGCAATAGATCCCGAAACATTGTCTTCTGTAGCGCCAGTAAGTGCGAATGAAGTAATGATAACACTGCCACTGATCTTCCAATCTGTTGCTGTGTCGTCACCTTCTGGGAATACTTCTAGTGTATAGGTGTTACCAACTACGATATCACCATCTTGACGATTCCATACTAGGTCGGCAGAACCGTCCCATGATTTGAACGTAACTGCATGTTCGCGATAACTCAAAGAGTCAAAGTGAGTGCATTCAGTTGTGTCCGCTGTTTCTGAAATTGAATAAGAAGTAAGTTGAGCAATGGCTGAACCACCCGCTTTAATTACTCCGTTCTTTCCTGCTGTGCATGACATAAATATTATCTCCTAATTTAGTCTATTTATACAGTATAACAGTAGGTTACACCAAACGTTACCCTAACGGTAGCGAATGGCGATGCTTCACCTAAGTCAACTATATCTATGTTTGTTAATTCAATGCTATTTACTAACGAATTAATTTGTGTATCATTATAGATTGATTCTTCAATTGCTTCAATTGCAACATTTCTCTGTGTGTCTCTATCTCTACCATTTACGGTAATGACAATTGCAATGTCCATATTGCATTCACGTAGAGTTTTAGTAATGTTTAATCGTTCCTCATTTGAAGATTCAAGGTAAGCAGCAGGGAACCCAGTTCTTGGTAGTTCTTCCGCATTTATTGGATCTCTTACCACTGTATTAAACTTAACGCTTCGTTGCGCTTTGGCAACTTCGTAAAACCTTTTTACTATGTTTTCCCTTTTACTCATATTATCTATATAACCTTGTTTGTGTCATAGTGGTAATTTCTGCTGCTGTTATAGCACCATCACCATCACTATCGTATTCAATACCTAGTTGAAACTGTGTATTGATCTCTTCTGCGTATTGTGTCTTATAGAATGCAGTCTGTTCCATAAAGGTATCATCAAGTCTAAATGTTGATAACTTA